GACAGATAAAGATGTTTTAGATATAAGAGCAAGTTCGTTATCTAACTATAAACTTGCAGAAAAATATAATATGCATCACACATCAATTGCCGCTATAAGAAGACGACAAACTTGGAAGCACATATAAGAAAAGGGCCCGAAGGCCCTTTTCAATTCGAGAGTGTTAGTTCAACTTATTAAAGTTGAGCATCTCCGATGATTTTAACGCCGTAAGCATCAAAGATCTCTTTAACGCCGTAAGCCATGCTTCCGACGATCTCAGTAGCACGTAATGAAGCATCACGTTGCTCTTCAATTCTCATTGATCTTTTAACCATGTATCCTAATGCATCTTGTGTCATAACTGCACCAACGTATGCACCAGCAGAGTCACCGCTGATCACAGTTGATTCAAAAATGTCAATACCTGCAAGTCTACCAACGAAACCATCTCTTAATGCTACGTTACCAACGTCAGACAAGTTGTGTGACATTGTAGAACCAGCATTAGTGATTTGTTTCTTGATTTGGTATGCTTGGTATGGATGAATTACAGAAACATATGGCCCAGGAGCCTTGTTGTTTCTTAGGATAGCCGCCGCTTTGAAAAAGTCGTCAACAGTGATTTCAGCCGCACCTGATCCTACTGAATTTGAAAATCCAGAGAATAAAGCCGCTAAGTCTGTGTCAACTTTAACTGCCATAGCATCACCAATCTGTCTACCAATAGCCGCCGCAACGTCTTCTGATGCAGACTCTTTTGATAAGTCAGTTAATGTTACTAATACACCTTTTTCAAGTGCAGTGATTGTTGCTGAAGTAGTATCAAATGATGTTGGAACACTGATATCTGTGCCTTCAGTTAGATCGCCAGCCGTTAATGCTGGGTAAATTGGAACCTGTGCTGTTAAGCCTGGAGTTCCAGTCATATCGTAATTTCGAACCAATGGGCGGATCACAGTATTTTCAGATAATGTGTAAAGTGCCGATTGGACGATATTAGCGTATAGTTCTTGTGTTAATGAACTAGTTGTTGTTGCCATTGTTATATCTCCTTGTTAGATAGCAATTATATACGGACTCCCTTTGCTCGCATTATTTCTGCATAACGCTTACGATGTTCGGGATTTTCCATATTAAGTTTTGTAACATCGTTGTCTACCACAGGATTTTGCTTTCCAACTCCTTGTCCAGTTCCAGAACCATTTGGTCCTGCTTGAACAAAATGTGGATTGACCGAAAGGAACTCATTTACCAAACTAGATACTTTTAATGGGTTACCATTATCATCATATCTAACCTGTCCTTTTGCATCTATAACATCAACGCCACCTGCTTCATTTAAACGCAAATTGCTCTTTAGTAGTGCAACCACTTGTTGTGGATTCACCGCTCTTTGAGCACTTGCTTCATTTAACAATGTGCCGTCTACCTTGATTGAAGTAAGTTCGCTTTCATACTGTTGAATTTTGCCGTTGAATTTCTCCGCCTGCTCTTTCAACAATTTTTCAAACTCTCCACGCTTTTCAAGTTCTTGTTGGCGTGCTTTTTCTTGCTTCTCTACAAGTTCGTTATAAAGATCCAAGTCAACATTTGAATATTTCTTTTCAAACTTTGCCTTTTCTCTTGCTACCCTTTCTGCCACAATGCGATTTACATCGTCCTGTGATAAAAGGTTTTCCTTTACAGTTTCCTGCGTTGCTACCTGCTCTTTACCTTCCGGTTGAGACGCAGTTGTCTCAGTTTCGTTTACCGCTGTGTTTTCCGCGTTCATTTTATATCCTCTTTATTAATTGGTTGAGTTCTACCACCTACCCTCAATTAGTAGTATGATTATATTTAGTAATATTGGCTTATTTATCGCTTTTTACGGCCGCCACGAGAAGGTTTTTTACGACCACCTCTGCTTGTTTTGGATTTTTTTCTCATTTTTTCTCCTATCAAACTTTTTACTGATGTTGTTGTTGTTACTGACATTTCATTACCTCGGCATCAATTTCTTTTTAAGTTTTTTTGGAGCAAACTGTCTTGCTGTTGAATAAGCAATAGCAACCGCTTGTTTTAAAGGACGTCCTGCTTTGATTTCTGCTTTTATGTTTTTGGCAATTGTCTTTTTACCATAACCTTTTTTAAGTGGCATTTTCTATTCCTTTCCAACTAGGATGCTCTTCCAATGGTTTTCTGTTTTTGTATCCTGCCAGTATCTCTTGTCTTCTCTTTTTAAGCAATGGATATAATCCTAACAAATTATTTCTTGCTTTGATTCCAGCAGTTTTAAAACCTTTGGTTTCATACCTATGTATGTTGTCGTTATACTCAGATAGAATACGCCTAATTTCTTGCTCCGTAGGAGTTTCACTTATCCAGTCCCGCTCAGGGATATATTTTCCCATTAAACACCCCTATTGAATAGTTGTGCTAACTCCGGATGTAATTCTTTAATCTGTTCATCGGTATAGCCTTCAGCAACCATTGAACGTAGATGTTCAATTAAATTATCAATTGATGTTACAGGAGGATGCTCAGCACGTTCTTGTTCTACAGTTTCCATCTCTTCTTCCATCTCTTCTTCACCCTCGCCCGTAGACATATCTTCTATGTATTCTTCTGTAATTGTTTCGTAAATTCTTTTATCAATTTCTGCGTTAATTCTTGGATCGCTAATGTTTGCTTCTTTTGCCATCTTTAACATAGCAATATCATTTGCTTTATCTTGAATTGAAAAACTTCTAGGATATTCAACTTCGCCATCCCATACTTTTCCTTGATACAATGACCACAGTCTCCATATTTGTTCTTCTGCGTGTTCCATGTTCATAGCAAACGAACTTAATTTACTATTAAGTGTTTGAAACTCTGATGTTAATGCAACACCTGATAGTCTGCGACTTTCAACGCTTCTGATACCTGCCAATGAAGCACTTCTATCAATGCCTTCTACTTTTTTAGTAATAGCACTAAGAACACTTTCAATGCTTGTGCCATCTGGTTGTAAAAGGTAAGGTTTTAATCCTGGATCTAATCCCTGTGGCAATTGAATGATTGAACCAGCACCTGCACTTGCTTCCGTATCCACAGATTTTACGAGCGTCGGGTGGTTCGTTAATCTAACAATCTGTTCAATTTCACTACCAAACTCATATATTTCTTTTTGTATGTCAGCAATATCGCCTACAGCAGATACACCAACCCCACGGACGTTTGATCTTTGTGCATAAACACAAACCGCAGGTATTCTACCTAGGGTGTTAGGGACAGTTTCGTATAACTCACCAGTTTTATCTTTTCCATCAATTAGGTAGACATTGATTTCATCCTTGGTGTATTCCCTAATATACTGTCTGTCTTTTAGAACTTCTTCTTTTACTTTTAGGTATGTAAGTTCATAAAGTCCATTAGACTGTCTTTCATACTCCCAATCTAAAACATTATCAGGAGTAAACATTGAAACATAAGGTCTGATACCTTGATTTAATTCATCCGCTCTTGTTTTTGCGTTTGAGTTTACTTTGTCTACTAGCACCCATACATTACCATATACCATGGCATATGTGGATACATCTCTTAGGAATGAAAGCAATGAACGACCATCTAGATCTGCATCTTGCAAGAAAGGACGCAGTCCTGGATCTGTTTCTAGGCTTCCAAAATCTCTTTTAATTTCTTTTCTAAATAAAAAACTGTTGTAAAGATCCACAATGGATTTTACATGGTTGTCTAATCCAACCTGTCTTAATCTTTTTTCGTAGTCATCACGGCTCTCATAATAATATGGCTCCAAGTAACGACCCATAAAGTAATCATATCCACCTTGATATGAATCACCTAAAAATTGCCATCTGTTGATATAAAATTTGTAGGCATCATGTGCTTCTACAATATAGTCAACGGCTATTTTGCCATCGCCTTTTATTACTCTGTCTCTAATCACGGGCATTAAGCGTATCTCCTTGCATTGTTATTGTTGCTACCAGTAAATGCCCAACGTTGTGGTGTTGTGCTTTCAAATTCTGTGCGTAATGGATATAAGAAATCAACCAAATATCCAACGGCATCAGCCATATGATCATGCACTCCGTCTTTGGAAATGACGTTTGTTCCCGGTTTATATACCATTCGTTCTAAACTATTAATTATGTTTTTGCACTTAGCATCAACAAATAATGAACTGTCACCCTTGCTGTTTTTAAGTTTAGCATTAACACTATTAACCCTGTCTCTAATTGGAGTATGGTTCCTTCTAACTTGAACTCCAAATCCTGCATTTTGCAGTATTGAAATATCTGTTTTACCACCAGCACTTGTTTTTAATGCCTTGCCCGCAGGATCAGGATACATTATAATTCTGCTGTTTGGATAACGTCTTTTTAATTCATCTGCTGTGTCTTCTGTGCTTGATCCATTTAATAATAATTCATCAATAAAGTAAATTGTGTTGTTTTCAATAACAGCAATAGCACTTGCAAGAGCACCAACGTTAAAGTCTTGTCCTACGTGTA